TCTGTGTCTGCTACAATATCAAGCTGACCGTCAGCACTAGAATTAATATAAATGGCAGTATCACGGAACTGTACTTTTTCTGTCGTAGTAAGAAGTAAATCATCAGAGAACTGAAAATAGTCTTCATCCTCCATCCAAGTAAGCAAACCGTCATTACTCTGTCCATCAAAGGTAACAGCTACGTCAGCACCATTAGTACCAATAGTAATAGCAGTGCCTAGTAGTTTAGTAATAGCCCCACCTTCTGCAGCAGTACCATCGTGTGAGTGACCTGAAGTAGCAAAAGCAGCTAGAAGCTGATCGTACTCATTGTTAAAGAGGTCAGCGGTAATGGTATCGCCATCAGTAAATGATGATTGTCTTGTGTATGTAGCACCCATTTAACGTCTTGCTCCTAATTGATATTCTAGCTGAAACCCTTTAAGCGAATAAGGGGCTGTTGTTAAGTTGTCATTTACTTTTAATGCAACAGAAAACCCTGAACCTTCTACCGCTTGTCTTACTAATGGTTGTGATGGCCCACCAAATACAAACCTAGCACTACCATCTAATGAACTAAATAAAGCAGAACCAAACTGAGAGAATGTCTGAGTAGAATCAAAGGGATATGCATCAGGTCTAGTAGAGTTAGCGTCTTCGTTATCATATCTAATAAACAAATCTGCACTAATAGTAGACTCAGGTTTAAAATTAACAATAACTCTTTGCATATGCTTTCGGATACCTGTGTCTCCAAAACCCATGTCGGCACTTCTGTATCTACCTAGTACTGGTGTACCATCAAAAGTATTACCTTTTTCTTGCCTATGTACAAAACCGTTAAAGTCACCATGTAATACTATAACATTACCTTCTTCAACAAAGCTATCAGTAGCTGAAGGTTTAATCCCACGTATCTCTGAAAACTCATACTTGTCAGCTTTCATTACACAGATAATACCCCTTGTAATATTTTCTGCTTGGTTTGCTTTAGTAAAGAATAATCTATACTGTGTCTTATCTTGTATAACAACACTTTCAAAAAATGTTGAGTCTCTTATATTTAAATCAAATACTGACTGTACGTTCTTACTAATAGTACCAAGTTCAGTGTCACCAATTCTTGCAGTAGCAGCAACAGTACGAAGACCATCAGGTCCAAGGAATAGTAAGTCACCACCAAATTCTTGAATGGTATCACCATTAACGCAACCAATATTTCTAGTAACAGCTTGCACTGCAAAGTCACTAGAAGTAGAACCTGTTAGTTTAAATATTCTGTTTGCACAAAAGATAAATAAACTATCACGAAAAACTTTTAGTCCAGTAATGTCATCATCTACTTTAATGCTACCAGCACCAGAACCGCTAGTAAAATTGTCTTCATCAAAGGGTACACTAAATACTAGCTCTGCAGGTGTAGTAGATTTACCTGCGTAAAACATGTGAGACTTATAAGCTGCTACAAATTTAGAACCTGCTACACTACTGCCACTTACATCAGTAGCTGAGATAGCACTATTAAAAACTGTAGGTGCATTTGTTTCATCAACAACAATAATCTTATCATTGCCATCAAAGTTAAATCTTTCAAACCTATACTTTACTGCATCTGTTCTGCCCGTATCTCTTTCTGTCCAGTTCTCTGAGATAATAGTATTGAGTGTATGGGTTGCTGCAGTAGTGCTAGAAGTTGCACGTGTTACCCCTGTAAAGGTAGTGCTTGTAACTCCTGTGTAGGTAAATATCTCTGAAGTTATTTGTAGTGTACCACTAGAAGAAAACCCTGTAGTGCTATCTACTGTAATAGTACCAGAGCCTGTCATACCTGTAGCTGCTAGTATCTTTACAGACAACTCTGTAGAGGCAGCACTAAATATCTTTTCACCTCTGGCTGCTACTACTTTGTTTGCAAAGTTAGCTACCATTAATACTTTTTCAGAATTGCTTGATGTAAAAGGAACTACGTGATTTATAAATTTACTGTAGCCATCTATTCTTCTGTAGCCACCTTCAATGTCTGGTTCAAAGTTTTCTAGTTCTAGTGCCTCTCCCGGTTGCATAAGAAAAGTAGAACGATTTAAAACTAAACCGCCCTCACAGTTAAATGCTACTGGTTGTACTTGGGAACTATCAGGCATTAAAAGGAAACCCCACCACTAAATCTACTAGGTCTGTAGACTACAGTTGATCTTACGTACTCGTATTTATTTATAAGCAAGCTCTGCATATTCTTAATGCCTTGCTCAAACCGTGTAAAGTTTAATTGGTACTGTTGCATTTCACCACGATACTGATAAACAAACCCAGAGGCTCCATCAATAACAATAGGAGCAAATCTATCTGGGATAGTAGTAACATCTCCATGTGCAGTTAAGTCATCAGGGAATGTAAAGTAATCAAATGTTAGAGTGTATTCTTTATCAGGAAATGGGTATAGCAAGTAGTTGTTATCTAGTGTGCGTACAATGTACTGTGGCACACTACCGTTATCAAACTGAGCTACCTTTACCCCACTACTATGCGTTGCTGCAGTAGTGCCACTAGCACCCCTAGTACAGCCTGTGAGGTCATTGCCAGATATTGCAGAATAGATAACTTGCTCACCAGCAATATGTACTGTGCCTGATGCAGCAAACCCTGTAGTAGATGTAAGGGTTAGTGTCGTAACAGAACTAGAGTGTGAGCCATTTAAAGTAGTTGAAACAATATCATCTTCTTGGTTAGCAAATTCTTTACTGATGTATTCGTTGTAATCTAGTTTAACTAAGTTAGTGCCAGAAACATTAAGATCAGTATTCTTTTTAATCCTAGCAGTATTGTAATCAATGTGTTTAGCACTAGTAGGTAAAGTGTATCTTACTGTGCCGGGAACTAATGTAGCGGTTTCTGTAGCATGATTAAAGGGATAACCAAACTCTTTCTGATTAATGTATCTAATAGCTTCATTAACAGCATTCTTACATTGAATCTGTACACCCCTAGCATCCGTAAAATTACTAGAAGTAAGTTGTACTTCGTTCATACGGGAAATAACATCGTTGGTTAATGAAAGAAATGTAAGAGCCATTATGTTTCCTCAAGATGCACTAAAGGGGCCAGCATATAGCCAGCCCCAAAAGTATATATTATATTACAGCAGATCACGTTGGGCTTCACCAGCCTCAGTGTGAGCAGCCGAAATATCTGCAATTACTGCATAGACACGAAGGCGTCCAGTTGCAGCAGCAGCACCAGCGACAACAACATCAATGGTATCTGAAGCAGCTACACCAGCTAGTTGTGAAGCATGGAAGTCTGCATTAGGTGTAGAAGCTGCACCAGTACCAACAGTATTAGTATACCCATTAGTACCTGCTGCAAGGTATGTACCAGCAGCAGCATCAAGCGCAGCACCATCAATGATGTCATCTCCACCAGCATAGTCAATATTACAAGTACAACTTGCAGTAAAGGACTTCATGATTTCCGCACCAGCAGTCAGGACTACTGACTCAGAAGGGATTTCAAGTAGTTGGAAGATGTCACCATTAGCAATGGTAGCACCCGCAGTAATCATAGCATCAATATCTAAGATTGCTTCAATAGTGCGAACAGAATTACCGACAACTGTTGGAACAGCAAGAACATTTGCCCCAACACCAGCGGTAGTACTGACAGTCATATCAAACGTAGCCATAGTTTATTACTCCCTTATGCTGCGTTGTAACGGGCAGTAACGATTGCTTCAGGACGAAGAATCTTACGACCGTATAGATGCATACCACGAACAATGTCAGCAAAGCTGTCAGGGTCACGATAAGTTTCTGTCTTGTTGATTTGCTCAGCAGTTGCAACAGCGGAGTCATGTCCTGCGACAATAACACCAAAATTAGTCAACTGATTAGCAGTTCCTGAAGTTCCCGGTCCAGTGCCAAGTGCTGGCAGATTGGATGAGGAATAGACACGGAAGCCGTGGAAGTTGTTAACGGTCAAACCGTTACGCAGTCCACCTGATTCACCGAAGTCTGCATTCATGAAACGTGAATCCTCGTCTGCAAGGATTTCCATAAACACCGGGTCAACGATCAGCCATCTCGCTTGTGAGTCAACTTGCTGTTGATCAAGTACACGCTTCATACGAGCAATGATCATTGCAGGTGAAACAGTAGCCGTTGGAAGCGAGGTTGCCCCCGGCATACGTGCAGTCACAGGAATTGAGTGTGTACCCGAAGATGCAGTGGTAATATTACCAAAGTCAGATTTGTGAAGCTGCATACTACCCAGAAGCTCATTGCCTTCTGCAGTGCTGATAGCTTTACTACCGTTAACTGCATCATTGAGGGCGTTGGCTTGGTTGTGCAAAGAACCCTGCTTATAACCTGCCATGTAGCCAAGGACTTCTTGGTCATGTTGGTCAGCAAGACGATAAGCAGCACGATCAGTGGCAAGTTGCATGAAATTTACATGCGAATGGGCCTCTTCAATATCGTCCATCTTAAAGGCAAAATAGTTAGCCTTATCAATGGTTAACTGAAATTCGGCATCTTCTAAATCTTGTGCTGTGACCTGTGTACCACGGGCATAAGACGAGACAGAAATTTCTGGTTCCTTGATAATCTTGACTGTATCGCCTTGAGCAGAAATCTCACCGAAGTAATCAGAGTTGGTTACTGCGCCTACGACTGTACTCTTACGAAAGGCAAGTTGTACTTTTTTGGAATAAATGATAGGACTGAAATTACCGTTTGGTAAATTGCCATATCCTGTTGCGGTTGTAAAAGCCATGAGTATATCCTCCATTGAATGTTTTTGGCTTAGGTTTAATTAAGCTAAAACAATTAGATTCAAGAGGCTGTACGTTCTAGGGTGGCGTTACAATAACGGGCCTGTAATTGTTCAGGTAGGTCTTAACTAAAATGTTTTGCTTAGAGTGTACTAAAGTAAAAGGTGGCTACCTGTAGTAGGGCTTTATCTTTAGTGGTAGTATTGACACCCATAGTTATACTTGTAAATCTATGAGTGTCAAGTGTTTATTTTAAATTAATTATCTAGCACCGCCAGAAAGATCATAGACAAACTTTCCACTGCGTTGAGACTCAGCAATAGCGTCCATGTTTTTCTCAAAGTCTTTATCTGACATATTCTTTACTTGAGACTCACTGAAAGCACCCTCCAAGTCCGCAGTCTCAGGCTTAGTACCACGCTTGCTTACTACTGCCTTAGCTGCTTCCTTACTAGCCTTTTTACGAGACTTAGTGTCCATGCCCTTGTCTGACTTATACAAATCAATAACACGTACCACAGAGCGAGGATCATCTTGGTTCTCATAC